CCTTTTGACCAGTCTATATTGTCAAAGTTATCATTGAATGAAACTTCATCAGCGGTCTTTCTACGCTTTGAGCCTTTGCCGTTTTGTGCTGTGTTAGCCATTGTCTTTTACCTTCATCAGTTCAATCATCTTGTTCATATACCAAACAGCTTTTTGTGCATCTTGGATAGGGTTTTTTTTATTATGTAAACGGCTGCCAGTATACTTAATGACATTGCCATGACAGTAATGAATAGCACCTTCAACACCAAGAACATCAACCAGATAATCAATGGTTTCAATCTTGCCAGCGGTGTAATGACTTGGGTGGTTGACGGGATCATTCATCACCATCACCATCAACTGGTTCAAAAGAGTTCCAAACGCCAACTTCAACAAGCCACATTTGTTTTGGTGCCTTCAGTTTAACCATGTCACAAAAGCTTTCGGCAATTGCTTGAACCTGATCTTCAAGGCTTTCATCTTCATTGACAATTAATGAATGTCTCAAAAATCCTGTACTGTAACAAGTCAAACGATCAGCAACTTCATTGCCTATCAGGTGTTCAACGGTGATGCTTTGTTTCTTGGCCATGATATTTCCTTAATTAAATGCGGATTTCTTCGCGTATGTTTTGATGATTTCTTGTTCTGGTACTTCACCAACGTAATTGCTGAACCTTTGCAATGCTAGATTGTCTTTCAAGAATGCGGTTCCAGTTCTGCCATGCCTGTTTTTTCTTACTATCAACTCAGTGATTCCAGCGCGGGCGATGTGCTGTTCATACACTTCATCACGGTAAATGAATGTTACACTGTCAGCATCTTGTTCAATGCTCCCACTGTCGCGCAGATCAGCAATCAATGGGCGTTTATCATCACGCCTTTCACAATCCCTATTCAGCTGGCAAAGCAAAACAACAGGGCAATTGATGTCTTTGGCTAGGGCTTTCAATGCTGCTGTGATGTTGCCCATTTCTTCATTCTTCGATCTTGCACTACGATCTTTAATCAATCCAAGATAATCAATGACAACAAGATCAAGGCTTTGTTTCCTGTGGGCGGCCCTGACCTTAGACTTTATTTCGTTTATTGATTGCCCTGCTGTGTCATCAACCAAGATAGGGCTTGCCAATTTTTTGAGATTAGAACACATAGCATTGAGCTTGTCCAAATCATCACCATTCAAGTTGCCGTTTCTCAAGTGAGTGTGATTGATGCCAGCTTTAATTGAAGTGTATCTGTCAAACACTTCGCTTTTTGTCATTTCTAAGCTCATGAATAAGCAGCGTGAACCTGCATGACTTGCCCTTATTGCTATATTCAAAGCCAAGGCTGTTTTGCCCATTGCAGGGCGGGCAGCTATAACGATCAAGTTCCCCGGGTTCAACCCACCAAGCATATTGTCAAAGTCAGTGAAGCCAGTTTGAATCCCTTGAATGCCTTGGTTTTCTATCCTGTGAAGAATCTGGTTCACTGAATCCTGTAGAAAGTCAGTCATGTTTTCAACAGATTTGGATGCCCCAACAGTGAACCCAGTGATGGCTTTTTCAGCCTGATCAGCGGCTTGTTCAATAGTCAGCTTTTCATTCAATGCAATTTCAACCAACTGATTTGATACTGTCAGCAATTGGGTTTTCTTATTCTCTCGCATCAGAGCCTTGCAATAATCCTTAATCAGACCAACGCTAAATTCAGACTCATACACATCACGCACATCAGCAAAGCTGGCCCTTGACCCTTGGCGTATTAGTTCATCAACAATGGTGGCAATGTCACAATGCCCACGGCGTTCAACTATGGCTTCAATGGCAATGAATATGTCAGAGTGAATACGGTTGCTGAAGTCACTGGCAGTCACGCCAAAGCCTGACACAATATAAAAGTTTTGGGTTGCTGACTTTAAAACACAAAGGTCAATAATCATATTTTATCTCTTTCTTTGAGGATGCATCCCAATCACCAAATAGTTCAGGCGCTTGTTCTGAGGCTTTTATCATGTAGTATTCTCCCGGATAATGTCTAAGACATCGAGCAGCTTCTTTTCTTATTGCGCTTGAAACTCTCGGTGTTTTCTTTGGATCTAATAAGGCAATCAGAAACAGCCTTGTACTGTTTACGGCATTTCTCCGTTCATCTGGCATTGTCATTATTTATCTTCTCCCTGTGCAAGTCTGTGAGCTTCATTCTTTAGAACTGATCCTTTGATAAATATATTTTATCAACTGCATCAACTTCATTGCCTGTTCTTTCTTTGTGAACAGCCGCACCAATGCTGAGAATCTTTCGGGCTATGGTTCTGTTGATTCCATACCAATCCATAAAGCCTTGAACAGTCATAAAATTTTGCTGTGATTCAAGGTAAAGCTTTTCGTATTGGTCTTTGTGCTTTTCTTTTACTGGTGTGATTTTCTTTCTGTGCATTACTCAAACCTGTTCTGTCAATGTTAGCCAAGCTTTAGCGGCTGTTTGTGGAACTACTCCATTTCCAAGCAATTGAAGTCTGTCAGACCTGTTGGAATACCCATCAACTGTTCGACCCAATCGGGGCTGTGTTCTTGGCCGCTCCCAATGGTACTGCTGTTGGTCTGGTCTGGATGGGAATCCGGGTACAAGTTCTTCATTATGTTTGGCAAACTGTCTGATGGGTTGCCCTTTTTCCTTTGTGCTTCTGCTCCCCGGGGGCCTTTGATGTCGCTGACTGTTGGTGTTGGCCATGATAAAGACCCGCTTTCTTTGGTGTGGTGCGCCAACTTCACGCGCTGAGAATATGCCCCACGCTGTTCTAAAACCATCTTCTGCCAAATCACTGATGACTGTGGAGAGTCCAAGCGAAATGTGGCCTTCGACGTTTTCAAAAAAGCATCTGTTTGGCTTGATGGCTTGGATATGTTTTCTGATATATGGCCAAAGGTGCCGTTCATCTTCAGCGCCTTTTCTTTTTCCAGCCTGGGAAAAGGGTTGGCAAGGGTATCCGCCAGTGATAAGGTCAACTTTTCCTGAAAAGATTTCTGATGGGAAGGTTTTAAGATCCGTCCAAATAGGGGCGGGATCCAACTTACCTGATTCCATTTTCTCAACCAAATTCGCAATGGCGAAGGCTTCGATTTCCACATAAGCGATGACTCGATGCTTGATTCCAGCAATATCAAGTCCCCTTTCGATTCCACCATATCCGCTGCAAAAGCTGATGACAGTTGGAAGTTCTTTGGTAGTACCCACATTTTGTTCCCCTGTATTATGTTGTTTGTTGTACATGATCAAGCAGTTTATCCAGCTTGTTCTGATTGCATATATAGTCAAAAGTGACCTTCCAGCCGCGATCATTTTTGCCAAGATAGAATTCATTCTCTCTCAGGTGGATTATCATTGCTTCCCAAACTAGGCGATCATTCAACGCTTTATCTTCATTTATCCTTGCCGATAGGCTTGCACCTCTTTTGCCTCTTAACACTCTTTCAACGTCAACCTTGGGCACTGGGGTTGATTCAAAGTGAAAGTTCCAAGCCTTGGCAATGTCTTTGATCAACAGCTTATATTTGATCTTATTATTAGTATTATTATTAGTATTATTAGGATCTCGTGTGAGAGAGGGTTCACCTCTCGTGTGAGAGAGGGGTAAACTCTCGTGTGGGAGATCTTCATTTTGCGTGTTGATCCTTGCCTTATTCGCCAGCTCATACTGGCAACGTGTTCCAATCTGGCCAGCACTTTTAACAATGTATTTTTTTTCCATTAACAAGCCTGTAATGGTTGAAATGTTTTGTGTCCCCTTGATACCTGTATATAAACACAGTTGTGTGGCAGATGGCCAAGCCTTATAACCGTTTGATGGGTTTGCAAAGGCAATCAAAACACCAAGCACTTTAAGTTCACGCAAGGTCAAAGATTGATCGGCCCAGATTTCCAAGGGGATCATTGAGAAACAACCAGTGATTACTTTTTTTTCCATGTTGCCCTGTTCCTGTCAGTTGAATGAATTCGAATATAGTTCACGTTTATTGATTACACAAGAAAAGAATTGAAAAATCTTGTTTTCTGATCACATTGGGATCAATCGCTTCAATAACGTATAATTGAAAGACACAGCCAAAAGGGTGAAAAATTATGAATGTCGTAGAACTAGTTCCAAAAACAGCGCAAAACTTGCTGGAAGAATTGTTCACTACTTGTTCAGAATTCGATGGCTTTGTGACTGATATTGAAGTTGTAGGCGCTTTGGCAATGGCCCAAGCTTACTATGCTAACACACTGATTGAATACACAGATGAGTAAGTTTTTTAAACCAAGCGAATACGCTTGCCGCTGCGGTTGTGGATTTACTGAAGTTCACCCTGCGACTCTCAGCGCAGCCGATACGATCCGATCATATACGGGCAAACCGCAAGGCATCAGCTCAGGATGCAGATGCCCAGATCACAACAAGAAGGTTGGCGGCGCAGCGGCAAGCTATCATCTGCCAAGGTTCCACGATGGCAAGATGGTTGGCTTTGCTTTAGATTTACCCACAGATGAACCTGAAGATTTGTTTGATTTTGTCGTGCATAACTTGCCCGGCATAAGCTGCATTAAGTATAAAGATTTCATCCATATTGATTGCCGCCCCAAGCTTTACAGGGCCAATGGATGAAGATCAACGGTGTAATATATTTACAGTCAACCAATGAATATGCGGCTTTTATTATTTTGCCCAACGGCAACCGCAAGCATCTTGGTTTTTTTGATGATATTAGGGACGCAGCCCGCGCACGATATAAAGCGGAATTGCAAGTTTATTCACAGCGGCCATTCTTAGCTGCAACTAGAAACACAATCTGAGAATTTTAAAATGTGGAATCTTGCAATCAAAGCTGTGTCTGATCTTGGCACCCAGTTCTTAAAGAACAGAACAATCAAAGCTGATCAATCATTCAAGATTGAACAAGCCAAGGTTGAGGCGCAGATCAAGATGATCAGCAACAGCGCAGAAACAGAAAAAGATTATGACCTTGCTGCATTGCATCAAACGCAATACAGTTGGAAAGATGAATTCGCCCTTCTGATTATCACACTTCCTTTCATTGCTTCATTTGTCCCCGGGCTCCAAGATTACATTGCAACAGGTTTTTCTTATATATCCAACACCCCTGAATGGTATCAAATGGCATTTATGGGCGCGATTGCGGCCAGCCTTGGCATCAGGTGGGCGTTTAAGTTCAATGGCAAATAAAATGAAGGTTTGCGAAGCAATAGAAATCATATCAAAAACAGATATTGCAGAACCAGTGATCATTGATTTGATCAAGAAAACACGCTTGGGTTCACACTTCAGTGAGCTTGATTTAATTAAAATTGAAACAAATGAATTGTTTGTACAACTTGAACAGCTTAATAAATAGGATCCTCCATGGCTTCAGTGAACCCACAATTTTCAATTGCCAACGTCATCACTATCATTTTAACCTTTGTTGTGGCTTTGACAGCATTTAACACAGTTGAAGGGCAGGTTGAAAACAACAAGAAAAGCATTGAAGAAGCCAAGGTTGCGAACAATGAAATGCAACAAAGCGTTCACACACTGACAATTGATGTTGCGCTTTT